AAATGGCGTTTGCCATAACCTATCGCAGTATCGAAATGGAGATAGCGACCATCACAAGGAATTCTTATCAATCATTACACGCATAAGGCTGACCTGCGACAAGGATATGCTGGAGGGTTCAAGTGCCGGGGTTTACTCGGCCAACATCGCCTCTCGTCTGCTTGGCTTGGTTGACAAGCAGGAGAACACGGTCCACATCGAGCAACCCCTATTCCCCGACAATGACTGACAAACTAACCCTGCATCATGGCGACTGCTTGGAGGTGCTTCGTTCACTACCTGACTGCTCCGTTGATTCGATAGTAACCGACCCGCCTTACGGGTTGTCCTTCATGGGGAAGCGGTGGGATTACGATGTGCCAAGCGTTGAGGTCTGGGCCGAGTGCCTTCGGGTCTTGAAGCCGGGCGGTCATCTGCTTGCGTTTGCAGGAACAAGGACGCAGCACCGAATGGCGGTGCGGATTGAGGACGCAGGCTTTGAGATTCGGGACATGATTGCTTGGGTGTATGGGTCGGGGTTTCCGAAGTCGTTGGACGTAAGCAAGGCGATTGATAAGATGGATGCAGCGCAAGAGCAGCAGGCGAGGCGATACCGATTCACGGAGTGGGTTAGGTCAACGGGTATCACATCAAAGCAGATTGACGATGCAACCCAAACGAATATGGGAGGCCACTACACTACGGCAGCAAGCCAACCAGCAATAATGACCCGTGAGCATTTGGAGGCTTGCCGTCATTTGCTTGGAGATATTCCTGAATGGGTGGAGCGTGAGGCAGACATTCGTAGCGTTGAGAGCAAGAACTTTGCCGAGCGTGAGGTGGTGGGGCAACATCAAACCGACATGGGGGGACTTGGTGGCGAAAGGTTAGGACAAAAAGGAGGCGATATCACAATAGCCGCCACCCCCGAAGCAAAGCAATGGCAAGGCTGGGGGACTGCACTCAAACCCGCACTCGAACCGATTACAGTGGCTCGCAAGCCCTTGATTGGCACGGTAGCCGAGAACGTGCTGCAACACGGGACGGGTGCGATTAACGTGGATGGGGGAAGGGTTGGAGAACGCTGGCCCGCCAACTTCATCCACGATGGGAGCGAGGAAGCCACCGACCTGCTTGGGGCTTCGGCTCGTTTCTTCTACTGCGCCAAAGCAAGCAAAGCGGATAGGGATGAGGGGTGTGATAAATTGCAAGAGCGTTCTGCGGGCGAATGCGTGGATCGGGTTGAAGGAAGCGCAGGGATGGAAAGCCCAAGGGCAGGGGCAGGCAGGACAAGCGGATCACGCAACCATCACCCAACCGTCAAGCCCACCGACCTCATGCGATACCTCTGCCGACTTGTAACCCCACCAAGCGGAATCGTCCTCGACCCGTTCATGGGGTCAGGCTCAACAGGCAAGGCAGCGATGCTGGAAGGCTTTGCGTTTGTCGGGATAGAACGGGAAGCGGAATACATCGACATCGCCAAGGCTCGCATTCAATCCGCAGTCGGCTTGCTTTAATGTTTACCCTCACGACCGCTATCAGCCGAATCCGTCGGATGACGGCCCGGAAGAAGGTCATCCAAGGCGGAACAAGTGCAGGCAAGACCCTTGCCATCCTTGCGGTCCTCATAGACATCGCAGCAAAGAACAAGACCGAGATATCGGTGGTTTCCGAATCCATCCCCCACCTACGGAGGGGTGCAATCAAAGACTTCGCCAAGGTCATGCAATGGACGGGCCGATGGGTCGCAGACCGATGGAACAAGACTCTGCTCACCTATCACTTCGCCAACGGTTCAATCATCGAGTTCTTTTCGGCTGATTCCGAGGCAAGGCTCCGAGGTGCAAGGAGGCAGGTCGTTTACATCAACGAGGCGAACAACATCGACTTCGAGTCCTACTACCAACTCGCCATTCGTACCAGCGAGGCCATCTACATCGACTTCAACCCGACCCACGAGTTTTGGGCGCATACGGAGGTCCTGCCCGAACAGGATGCAGAACTGGTCATCCTTACCTACAACGACAACGAGGCTTTGCCCGACACGATTAGGAGGGACATCGAACTAAACCGCACCAAAGCCGAAACCTCTGCGTATTGGGCGAACTGGTGGAAGGTGTACGGCCTCGGTCAGGTCGGGACGCTTCAGGGTGCGATATACGAGGACTTCGAGGTCGTGGAGGGTATAGATGTCAGCCGAGCCAAATTCGTTGCCCTTGGGCTTGACTGGGGCTTTAGCAACGACCCTACGGCATTGGTCGCTATCTATCGCCAAGGGGACTGCCTGCTGATTCAGGAACTGATCTACTCCACGGGCCTGACTAACCAAGACATCGCAGATAAGTTGCGGTCGCTCGGCATTACAAGGGCTTGGGAGATAGTTGCCGATTCAGCAGAACCCAAGTCCATCGAGGAAATCTATCGGTTAGGCTTTAACATCAAGCCGGCGGAGAAAGGCCCCGATTCGGTCAGGAACGGCATCGACATCCTGAAACGCTTTAAGTTGCAGGTAACCAAGGATAGCACCAACCTCATCAAGGAACTGCGGTCCTACACTTGGGCTACGGATAAGGAGGGCAAGAACACGGGGGTCCCGATTGATTCCTTCAACCACGCCTGCGATGCGATGCGGTATGTGGCACTTAACAAATTGAGGGTTAGCAACTCAGGGAAGTATGTTGTGGTGTAACTTTGCAGTACTAAACCCCTAAACAATGACACAGGAACAAATCAGACGATTAAAGCAATGGAATGTTGAAATCATATTCTTTGACCGAGGATGCCTTGTCAAGGTGGGATGCAAGTCATTTGCCTCTGAGAGCATTGAGGAAGCGATGGCAGAACTTGTGGCATACACCAAAGACCCGATTGGAGTTGGCAAGAAGTATGCGCCAGAGGAGTTTATTGAATTTACAAGTGCAACAAGTGCAAGGTTCAATGATGAACAAGGAACAAATCCTTGACCTGCTAATCGAAATCGGCAAGACGCTTGCAGCCGTTTTCTTCATCCTCACCCTTCTAACCCTCCTTTGGACCTTATGAAAGTCGTTCACTACTACCACATCTACTGCGGAGGCAACTGGCAGTTAATACTCAACCAGCATATGATGGCGGTTTGCAATTACGGCCTCATCAATGTCTTGGACGAAATCCGTGTCGGCATCGTCGGACCACCCGAACAACGCAAGGCGGTCAAGGAGGTGCTGGAAAACTCGATGATAGCCGATAAGGTCAAAGTCGTGGTTACCCGGACCAACGCTTGGGAGCAGGCGACCCTGACCGAGATGTACCGGGCAAGTCAAGAAGAAGAAGCCGTGTACATGTACGCCCACACCAAGGGGGCAAGCGACCCGTCCCTCATCAACCAACTTTGGAATCGCAGCATGACCTTCTTCAACGTCGTGGCTTGGGAGCGATGCTTGCAACTGCTGGAAGGCGTGGATGCGGTGGGATGCCATTGGATTACAAAAGAACAATTCCCTCACATGGCTGACCACAACAACCCCGAAGGCTACCCCTATTTTGGGGGGACCTATTGGTGGGCCAAGTCGTCCCACATCAAGGAACTGGGTGAGCCGGAACGCAAGCAACGCTGGCAGGCCGAGCATTGGATAGGGAAGAAACCCGACACCAAGGTCCACGACTCCAACCCCGGATGGCCGGGTCCCGAAAAGTTTGTAATCACGTTTTAGCATGAAGGTCCCTATCCTCATTACCAACTTTAATCTTTTCACTTGGCCCAAGGCAATGGTCAAGGAACTGCAACGGATGAAGGAATGCGGTCCCATCATCATCATTGACAACGGTTCAACTTACGGCCCTACCTTGGAGTGGTACGAATCGCTCAAAGGTAACGAGGACGTTTCGGTGGTCCGTACCGGGCAGAACTTGGGACATCTTGTGGCATGGAGACTCGGCATTGACAAACGCATCAAAGCCGACTTTGGCTACCCCGATTACATCGTAACCGACCCCGACCTCGACCTTTCGGGATGCCCTGACGACACCATCGTTCGAATGCGTGAACTTTGGTACGATTCACCTTCCTACCCTTACATCTATCGGGACGAAGAAGCCAAGGACTTCAATGGGGTGCAGTTCAACGTCAAGGACAAAATTGGCCTCGGCATTCGTGTTGACGACGTTCCCGAAAACGCCCTATTCTTCCAACCTGCTGAACATCGCTACCACAAGCAGCCGACCTATGGCAACCTTCGCTTGGCTCCAGTTGATACGACCTTCGCCTTCTACCATGCCGACACCTACCAAGTATGCATTAGCGGTGCGAGGACTTTGGCCCCCTATGAGGTGAGGCATCTGCCCTACTACATCACGCCCGTTGAGATGAACTCGGACTGGGAGTTTCGGCAGTACCTTGACAAAGCAAACCACTCCAGCACGGCCAAGAAGATAGCCGATGGACTTCAAATCGGATAATATGCCCTACTCACACCCATTCCACAAGGACTTTGTTGGCAACCATATCCGATCGGTTCTAACTGAATCCGACCGGGTGCTTGACATTGGATGCGGTTGCGGAACTTACGCCCTGCTGCTTCCCGAAATCAAGATGGACGGCATCGAGATTCACGAGCCGTATGTCAACCGATTCGGTTTGCAGGACCTTTACCAAACCCTGCATATTGGGGATATTCGTGAGTTCGATTTTTCGGCCTACACCTACCTGATTATGGGCGATGTTTTTGAGCATTTAACCTTTAACGAGGCGAGGGACCTGCTTACCCGAATGAATGGCAAGAGGGTCATGATTGCCGTGCCTTATATGTACAGGCAGGGCGAATGGGAAGGGAATGTGTACGAAACGCATTGGCAACCCGACCTGACCCCCGAAGTAATGGCGTTGAGATACCCCGAACTGAAATTGCTCGTTGGGGATGCGGTGTACGGCTACTACATAAACTACTGACCTATGAAACTCCAAGACCTGACCATCGACCAGTTCCAACGCATCGGAGCCATTGAGTTCTCCAGCGTCCTTGGGGACTACGACAAGCGTGCAGGAGTCGTCGCAATCGTTGAGGGGGTCGATATATCAATCGTGAGGGAAATGCCCGCCAAGAGCGTCCTAAAGCGTTACAAGACCATTATCAGCGAGTGGAACGCATTGCCTGCCCTTGGGTATAAGCGAAAGTTCAAAGCCGGGGGCAAGTGGTGGATTCCTACCGTGTTCACGGACGAGTTGACCGCTGGGCAGTTGATAGAACTCATGGACGCAAACACCACGGACGAGAAGCAGTTGTTGCAGAACCTCCACCGAATCATGGCGACCTTGTGCAGGGATGGCGGTCTATTCGGATTATTTCCGAAAAAGTACGACGGGGCTGCCCATGCCGAGCGAGCCGAACTAATGAAGAAGCACGCCAAGGTCGGGGACGTTTGGGGGGTTGTCAGTTTTTTTTTGCTAAGTTCAGAATCCTACTTGAAAGTTTTGAGCGACTATTCCAAGCACCTGATGAAGACGGCAGGGGAGTTGACGTAAGCCCTCTTGCTGGGTACGGTTGGCTCATGGTCGTCTGGCGGATGGCCAACAAGGACGTTCTCAAGTTTGATGCCATCTTCGCGATGAAGGCGGTGGAGTTCTTGAATTACGCCCTGCTGATTCACGACATCTTGGAAGCAGAGAGGATGGAGGCGGAGCGAGCGAGGCGCAGATAGACACATTCCAGCACGGGGGACATTTACCCGTATGGAAACAACCATACTTGCGAATGGCCAACCCGTAGGCAAGTTCGGCAGCGGTTCGATGAAAGGCATCGACCAAACCGCTTTGGAGGGGATTGGTTCAGTCCTCGGCCCCAAGGGTGGAGGCAAGTCGCCAACCCACGACGTGCTGGTCAAGTGGATTGAACGGGTCATTGAACTTGCGAAGAAAAACCTCGAAGCAGCCAACGCAAATGCAGGGGGAACGCTATCCGCATCCATCGCCCCCGAAGACATCGAACTATCCGCAAAGCAAATCGTCGTGGCCATCATGGCCAACCCCTATTGGAAGTATGTGGACCAAGGGGTGCGAGGCAAAACGTCAAGCCTAAAGGCTCCGAGGTCGCCATTCCAATACAGGGACAAGTACCCACCTGCCCAAGCAATGGCCGATTGGATAGCCAACAAGGAAAAACCCGTTGTGCCAACCTATTCCCGTGAACTCAAGCGGATGCGGACGAAGCAGGAGCAGGGATTGGTGGATGGTAGGTCGGTTGCCTATTGGGTATTCCAACGAGGAACACGGGCCACGAACTTCATGTCTAACGCCCTATCCCCCGAAATGATAGACGTTTTGGTGAACACCATCGCTGAAACCCTTGGCAAATCCATAAGCGTAGCAACCAAACTATAAAATGGCAACAACCGTCCTTTCAGGGTCGCCTCAAGTGGCTACACCCGTTTACAACAAGATGCTCTTCAAGGTCAGCGGTTCGCTGACTGCACAACCCAACTACCGCTACGTCTGCGATGTGAAGAACCCAGCAGGGACCACCCTTGCACGGCTCAAGTGCGACAAACTGCCCACCACCAACTTCGGGTTCTTTGACGTTGCCAAGGTCGTTGAAACCCTGATTGCACCGACCAAGCCATCGCTGACCCAAACGGGCTTCGTGGACCATGCCGGTTATTATTCGGGATATCGCCTCGACTTCATGGAGGAATACGGAAACACGCCAGTCGTGCAGACAGGAACCGTTACCACCGTGTCGGGGAATGTTTCCTTTGCAGGAAACTTGGAGCAGTTAGAACTTGCGACTTGGAGTGGTGGCCTGTACTTTCCGAGTGGTGCTATCGTCAACGACACGACTCGAATGCTAACAACCCCGACGACTCGCACGGTCTATGCCGACGGCTACGGATGGCTTTCCATCGGGCAGTTCAACTACGGGGTCGAGAAGGCTTACATCCAATACTGGAGTGCAACAGGAGCGACCTTTGCAAGGCAGTTCGATGTGTTAGCGTCGAGTGTATCGGGGTCGAATGTCGTCCGCTTCGGGGTCGGGCCGATGAACCTCAAAGCCCTCACGTCGGGGCAATGCTTGGACGGGAACCCCGGAGATTACCTATTCCAAGGCAATCCCGGGGACTTCTACGACGTTTACTTCTCAAGGGGGGCAAACATCACGATTCGTCAACGCTATGTCATCGGGCAATGCCAGCGGTTCAATTCCATCCCGGTACACTTCCAAAACAAGTACGGGGGTATTGACTCCTACACCTTCACGCTGAAGAACCGCAAGCGGGCCAACATCAGCAGGCAGACGTTCGGCTACAACTCGGACGTTTACGCGACTACCACCTACGACAAAGTTTGGGCTGGGGAGTTCGACTACGTTTACGCCCTCAACTCGGACTGGCTGACCGATGCCGAATCGGCTTGGCTTATTGAGATGGTTCGCTCCGGGCAGGTATGGCTTGAACTGGATGGGCAGTTAGTCGAGGCTATCGTCAACGCCAACACTTACCAATTCACGACCCGAAGGAACGACCGCCTCACGCAGTTGCAGGTCGAGGTGGCAGTTGCTTACAAGAACAACATCCTATGAGCGTCACGCTGATTGCCTACCCTCTCAACGATTCCGATGTTGAGGTCCCCTATGTAGTTGATACAATGGGTGGCACGGACATCGCCATCACGTTCACCATTGACGACATCATCGACATCACCAAGCGGAGGGGGTCGTTCTCCAAGACGATAGAGTTGCCTAATACGACAACCAACGCAAGCCTATTCAAGTTTGCCTACAACGTGCAGTCCTTCGTCGGTGGATTCCAACCCAACAAGAAGATTCGTGCAGCGATGTGGGAGGATGGTGTTCAAGTGTTCAGCGGTGCGATGCAGTTGCTCTCTATGTCCAAGACCAAGGGTGATGTAACTTACGAGGTCGGGATGTTCAGCGAGGACGTGAGCCTATTCCAAGACATCCAAAACAACCTGCTTGTGAACACGGCTGGCGTTACCGGGATGAATCACACTTTTACGTCGGCCCATGTTTCTGCGACTTGGACCGCATCGGGTGCGAGCGGTTACGTTTATGGCTTGGTGGATTCCTACGGAGCCACGGACGTAATTACGCAGGGATGGTTTGCGGTTCCTTATTGGAAGATGGGGCCGTCCATTTACGTCAAGAAGATGGTGGACCTGATTTTTGCACAGGCAGGCTATCGGTATTCATCCAATTTCTTCAACTCGACCCTATTCAAGAAACTGGTCATTCCTTACTCTGCCGGCACGATACCAGTTACCCTGTCCGGGTCGAACGCCTTTGCCCAAACTACTGGCAATATAAATGCATTCGGGACATCGTTTACAAAAGCGTTCTTTCAAAACGATTCCGTTGCTCCCTATTATGACCGAAGCGGTTATTGGGTTGCATCGTCCAGCACGTTTGTCGCTCCTACATTGCCGACAAGATGGAACGTCAGTTTTGATTTTAAACCAGCAACGGCAACCCCTATAAACAGGGATTCTCAAGGTGTTTTGAGGTTGTTGGATATTGACACAAGCGGAACCATTGCAAGCCAAACGGTCATCCTGTCAATCACTACAAACTCGTCAGCAGTTTTTCAAAACGTACAATTACGTGAGAATCAGCGTGTCATTGTAGAATACAGGGAGGATAGAAACGCATTGACCACTTTGCCATCCGGCTCGACAATTCTTTGGGAGTGCATTGAAAACCCCCAAAGCATCGGAGTCGTTGATATGCGGACCGCCCTGCCTGCTGATGTGAAGCAGAGCGACCTGCTCGTTGACCTTCAAAAGATGTTCAACCTTTACTTCATGCCCGATGCACAGGATCCAAAACTCCTATACATTGAGCCGTTCAAGGACTTCTACTCAAGCGAAGCCATCAACTGGACGCAGAAGGTGGATGAAAACCAAGAGCAAGTGCTAACCAATGGCGACCCCAACCAATACAAGTCGCTGGTGTTTAAATACAAGGACATGGGCGATTACCTGTCCAAGACCTACAAGTCAAGCAATCCGCTCGCCAAGGAAGGCTACGGAGGCCGTCAGTTCTTGACGCAAAACTTCTATGGCAAATCCGAGTTTGTCTGCGAAACCATGGCCGGGACGCTGATACCGGGTTCGTTCACGACCGATAAGGTCATCGGCAGGGCTTGGGACTTGGAAGGCAGCACGGCAAGCGGTACGGTCAAGCAGTTGAACACGGGATACCGATTAGCGCAGTACAACTCAATCGCTCAAGGCACAAAGTCTTGGTTCTATCAAACAGGCGTGAGCGGTTCGTTTGCAACTGGTGAATACGTCGCCAACGTTCCATTCGTCAGCCACATTGACAACCCCTACGCACCGACCGAGGACCTTGCCTTTGGTATTCCGAGGCAGGTCTTCTACAATGCGGTCAACGCAAGCGGTACGCCAATCACCTACACGAACAACAACCTTTACAACAAGTATTGGCTGAATTACATCACCGAAACGACCTCCAAGGAAGCCTTGCAGTTGGAGTTGACGATGGTCTTGAACTGCGTGGACATCTACCAACTTGACTTCCGCAAGCCCATCTATTACAACGGCATTCGATGGCGTTTGCTTGAGATTCGGGACTATACCGTAGGCGAAGCAAAGCCGTGCCGGGTAACGCTCCGAAGGATTCTCAACCTCGCAGAGTTCGTGCCTGTAACGAGCGTTCCAATAACAAGCGACCCTGCTGGATTACCGAACGGACCTATCGACCCTGACCCAGCGGATCCTGACTACGAACCACCCGTAAACCCTGAATTACCAACCCCCGGATAATGGCAGTTACTAAAGAAATCGTCCTTGAAGTAGGAATCAAGGACTCAACCGCACAAGGCACGACGAGTGCGAAGCAGCGTCTGCGTGAACTCCAAAAGACGCTCATTGATATGTCTTTGGCCGGGCAAGAAGGCACGAAGGCTTTCAAGCAAATGGAGGCCGAGGCAGGGAAACTGAAAGACCAAATCGGGGACACCTCGCAGCGAATCAAGACCCTTGCAAGCGACACCGTAAGAATTGACACCGTTGTTTCAGCGGTGCAGGGGATAACGGCAGGGTTCCAAATCGCTCAAGGTGCAGCAGCGTTGTTCGGGTCCGAGAACGAGGACTTGCAGAAGTCTTTACTCAAGGTCCAAGGGGCCATGGCTCTCGCTACTGGAGTGCAACAGGTCGCCAACCTGCTCAACAAGGACTCCATCCTAATAACCCAAGGGCAGGCAGCAGCGCAGGCACTCTACGCAACCGCAGTCGGTGCGAGTACGGGGGCGATGAAGGCGTTTAGAATCGCCCTCCTTGCTACGGGTATCGGTGCAGCCATCGCAGCCGTAGGTCTATTGATAGCCAAGTGGGACGAACTGACGGCAGCGGTCCGCAGGTTCCTGAACCTACCCGACCCGGCCATCGCAGCGAAAGCAAGGGAGCAGGCGTTATTGCGTGAAGAAGCAGCCCTCTCCAATTACCGGGATGCATACGAAGCCCATACAAACGCTCAAATCGCAGCAGACCAAAAGAGGGAGGCACAGGTCAAAGAACGCCAACGCAAGGAAGCAGAAGCCACGCAGAAGCGTTTGGAGCGACTAAGGGAAGAAAACAACGCCATCATCAAGTTCGTAGAGGACCTGAACCTGCAACTCTACGAAATGGAGTTGGATAGGTTAAGCCAGCAAGAGCAACTGCAAATCAAAGCCATGCAGTCCGAAGCACAAAGGCGGATGCAGGTGGACACGGCTGACTCAAAATCCAAGATGGGCCAAGCCCAGCGTGAAGAGGACCTTGCTGGATTGCGTGAGAAATACGTCGGTCAATCCTTTGGGGTTATCAACGACATCATCATCGCATCGGCAGGAAAGAGCGAGGCAGCACAAAAGCGGGCTTTCAATGTCGCCAAGGCTGCATCCATAGCCCAAGCCATCGTGAACACCTACCTTGCCGTCAGTTCGGCACTCGCTTTGAAGCCGAGTGAATCCGTATTCCCCGGACAAAGGTTCGTGGAAGCAGGTCTTGCTCTTGCTGCTGGTCTTGCAAACGTCGCCAAGATTAAGGCCCAACAATTCCAAGGCGGTGCAGGTGCAGGCTCACCCGGTGCAGACGTAACGGGTGCAGGAGCAAGCGTTGCACCACCCCCCATCTTTGCGAACCCACAAACGACCAACCTCGGCACGGGCGAACTCTCGGCAGGCCAAGGCCAAGGAACGCAACCAATGAGAGCCTATGTCGTGGAACGGGACATCACCCAAAGCACTCGCAGGGTTCGGAGGTTGGAGGAATTTGCAACTCTTGGAGCCTAACCACATTTACCACTATGGAACTACCCATTTACAGGATGACCGTGGACGAGGTGGATGAAGGGGTCCAATTCGTGGCCCTGACCGATATGCCTGCCATCGAACGGCCATTCCAAGCATTCAGCAAGGCCAAGCAGAAGTTCACCGAAACAGGCGAACGCAGGGTACTGACTGGGCCTCTCATGCTTGCAGACACGCCCATCTTTCGCAAGGACGAAACCTACGGGGAATACTACGTCGTGTTTGACAAAGCCACCATCCGCAAGATAGTCCAAAAGTATTTCAAGCAAGGCAACCAGCACAACGTCAACGCTTACCACAACGCCGAACTGGATGGCGTGTTTATGTTCGAATCCTACATCACCGACTCCGAGCGTGGCATTATGCCTCCCAAGGGTTACGAGGACACACCCGACGGCTCTTGGTTCGGTTCCTTCAAGGTTGAGAACGACGAGGTGTGGGACAACCGCAACCTGTTCCGGGGTTTCTCCGTTGAAGGGCTTTTTGGGATGGACAAGACCGAATCCGAACTAGAGGTCGCACTCGCTGGCCTTGCCGATGAACTTACCGCTTTTTTGCAACAATTAACCCCCACCTACAAATCCCACTAACTATGAACCTGAAAAACGCAATCGAATCCCTGCGGACGGAACTCCGCAAATTCAGCATTCAAAAGCAGTCCTTCGCTGACTACAAGTTGACCGATGGCACGGTTGTCCGTGTTGACGGGGACCTCGTTGCCGGGACTGCCGTTTACGTCGTTGCCGAAGATGGCACTCTCCCTGCCCCCGATGGCGAACACGTCGTTGAGGGCGTTGGCACAATCAAGACCGAAGGAGGCAAGATCGTTGAGGTCATCGCTGCCGAAGTAGCAACCCCCGAAATCGAAGCCTTGCCTGTTGCTGCTGAAATCACCCCCGAAGTTGCCGTTGAGGTTACCGAAGAAATCAAAGAAGCCTATCCTGCCATGACCCCCGAAGTCGTCGAGGCCATCGTCGCCAAGCACCTCGGAGCCATCATGGAAGAACTCAAGGCAGCCTATGCCGAGATGGGAAAGATGAAAGAGAAAATGTCCGCATTTGCATCGCAGGTCGAAACCATGGCCGACATCGTCGAAAAGGTTTCCGAACTTCCTGCCGAAGCCCCAAAAGCAAGCGGTTCAGCAATCGTTGAGCAACGCAAGGCTGCTGCATCACAGAACTTCAACGCTCTCGCACAAGCACTCCAATCACTCAAATCCAAAAACTAAACCCCTAAACCCCCCCACTAACCATGGCATTTACTTTCGCAGGATTAACCTCCTACACCGACCAAGAGAGGCTTCCTCTCATCACCAAAGCGGTATTCTCCGCTCGTTCAGCAGCCCTGTTCACCAAGCAGGTGGGCATCAAGTTCGCTGCTGCCCTCAACCTCATGGACACCGATGCTTTGATTCAAAGCGGTGATTCTTGCGGTTACACTACATCAGGAACGACTGCCTTCACTCAGCGGAATATCACCGTTGGCCGTATGAAGGTTCAAGAAACCTTATGTCCTCGTTCCTTGGAACAATACTGGATGCAGACCCAGTTGACCGCTGGCTCTACCTACGACGGCGTTCCCTTCGAGCAGGCTTTCTCCGAGCAGAAGGCTCTCCGTATTGCCGAGGCGTTGGAAAACGCAATTTGGCAGGGTAACGCTTACTTCAGCGGTATCAACCAACTTTTGAACGCTGCTTCAGGTTCTACCATCAGCGGTAACACGGGTGCGGTTTCTGCCTCCGTTGGTATCACTACAAGCAACGTCATTGCAATCTTCGACGGAATCTACAACCAAATCCCGCAGGCCATCCTGACCCGCAACGACCTCGTAATCTTCTGCGGCTGGAACAACTTCCGTACCTTGATTGGTGCTTTCAAAGCCTCCACAGGCGTTATGTACAACCAAGTTGACTTGGCTGGACTTGCTGACGGGGACATCATCTATCCCGGCACAAACGTTCGTGTCGTCGCAGTTCCCGGCTTGACCAACACCAACCGCATCGTCTGCACATACCTCGGCAACCTGTTCTACGGAACTGACTTGCTTTCCGACGAGGAGCAGTTCTCGATTTGGTTCAGCAAAGACAACGACGAAGTCCGCTTCCAAGCAGCCTTCAAAGCAGGCGTCCAGTTCGCTTATCCCGACCTGATTGTTGACTTCCGCTTGACCTAATGTGTAGGGGGGAGGGAAACCTCCCCTCGCTTTTTTGTTCTCTTGAAACTTAAAACCCAAATACACATATGTCCTGCTCCCTAACAACTGGCTACGCCCTCGGCTGCCGTGATTCCGTAGGTGGAATCAAAACAATTTACGTCCAAGGCTGGAATGCTACGGGAACCGTTAACACCAATGGCTCCGGTACTGTTACAGGCTTCACCGGTTTCTCTTCGGGTTTCTACGAGTACGACTTGACCAAGGCTACGTCATCTTTGACTGAAACCTTGAATGCAAGCATCGAGAACGGCTCGCTTTACTACACTCCCGAAGTAACCTTCACGATTAACAAACTGCAAGTCGCAGTCCGCAACGAACTCCGTCTGCTTGCTCGCAACCGCTTGCTGGTCATCGTCCAAGACAACAACAACCGCTATTGGGTGTTGGGTGCTGCTAACGGCCTTGAGGCAACTGCTGGAACCGCTGGAACTGGTACTGCCTTCGGAGATAGAAACGGCTACGAAATGACGCTGACCGGGATGGAACCCGACCCAATGCTTTTGATTGCGTCAACAACTTTTACACCGTTGGCCACACAAATCACGGGTTCATAGTATCTTCGCATCAGGTTTTCATCATCTGAGGTTTGGGAGGGCAGTCAGCAATGGCTGCCCTTCTTATTTTTACGGCCATGAAGATTTGCATTGTCTATAACGCTCACCCAACGGGTTGCAGTTTCTATCGCCTCGAAATGCCGAACGCTTACCTTGGCGACAACTACCCGGAGTTTGATTACGTCTGCGTTGAGAACATCACGACTATCAGCGACGAGGGGCTTCGTTCAATAGACCTGTTCCTGTTCAGCCGTTTGTGGTGTCAAGGCACGATGGAGCAAGTGGAGAACGTTTACAAGGCCCTGACCCAATACGGAGCGAAAGTCATCCTTGACTTGGACGACTATTGGGTCCTTGAGAGCGGCCACATCATGTACCGCCACTATCACCAGACCAAACTCGCAGAGGTCATCCGTAAGCACATCAAATTAGCCGATTGGGTAACTTGTACCACCGAGCATCTTGCTGCCCGCATACGGCCTCTAAACGCCAATGTGAGCATATTGCAAAACGAACCCTACGAAGCCTATCAGCAGTTTATTCCGAATCCTGACGAAGAACCTGATAAACACCTCGTCAAGTTCGGTTGGTTCGGGGGTGCGCAGCACGGAGAGGACATGGAACTACTCCGAGAGGGGATGCAGAAGTTACGCTGGGATGCAAACTTGGACGGCAAGTACAGGCTCTACCTCGGAGGGTGGAACGATAATAATCCTGTCTATGAAGGCTACGAGAAGATCATCAGCGACCAAGGCAACAACCCGAACTACGGACGAATCCAAGCAGCGGACATCTACTCCTACGTCGGTGGCTACAACTTTGTGAACGTTACCCTTGCACCGCTTCGGGACACCAAGTTTAACAAACTCAAGTCCGAGTTGAAGGTCGTTGAGGCCGGGTGGATGAATAAGGCCATCATTGCAAGCGAAACCATCCCTTACACGGACGTAATCAAACACGGAGAGAACGGGTTTCTCGTGCCTTACAACAAGCCCAAGGACTGGTACAAGTACATTAAGCAGTTGATTCTTGACCCCGACCTGCGCAAAGGTTTGGCCGACAACCTCACAGCCGACATCAAGAAGCGGTTTAATGTGGCCGAAACTGCGAAGAAACGGGCCGAACTATACAGGCAGATTGGGCGCAAATTGTGAAATTCGGGGGCATCGCACATTTACAAGCAGATGCTTTACCTGAACCCTGACACGACCAACACGATAACCGTTACTTGGACCGAGCGAGCCAGTACGGGGAGCAGGTACATCCTGCGCCTTACGAGCATCGCCAAGAACACCACGACCGATTTCACCCTGCTGAAATCCGCAAACCTGTCATCTTATACCAACCGCTATGACCAATTTTCGATTGCCGTGGGGTCGCTTGAAACAGGCTCGTATAAATATGAAGTTTACGATACCAATAGCACGGTTGCCTCGGCTTTGGCGGTCGTTGAAACGGGCTTGGCATTTGTACAAACCGAAGCAATAGGCTTCAACACCTACGCCAATTCAATTACTTACAACGTCTATGCCGGGGGCATATTTGACCCAACTTTTGACCAAACCTTTAACTAATGAGCGTACAAACAAGAGCGCAACTTCAAGCGAGTTCTGCGACCATTGCCAACGAAACCGTTGCCGCTGCCAACACCGCTACAAGGGTTGGTGGTCTATTCGATGACCTCGCAGACACCGCAACGCTTGACCGGGAGCGAGGCTTTGCAAACCTTTACATTGACACCGATACGTCCTTCGCACCAACACAAGGGCAAAGGGTCAAGTTGACAAGCACGATGAAATCGGGCGTTTTGTCAACCTATAATTTTACAAGGACTACGAACTCGATAACCTACACAGGCACAACAAATGCTACCCTTCGCATCGCTGCATCCATGGTCTTGGCGCAAAACAACAACACGCAAATCAAGGTCTACATCGCCAAGAACGGCACGACCATCGACCAGTCAATGACTGACATCACGACGACCCACACGAACGGCCATGCGATTTATACGGAGGCCTACGTTACAGGTGCGGTCAACGATGAGTTCACCATCTACATCAACGCAATCGATAGCGGTGCAAGTATCACGATTTCAGCCCTTTCATTCACAGTTCATACGCTATGAGTAATAAATCTACTCAACACTTTACCCAATGGCTTGGGATAGAGCATAAGGTCCCAGTGATGCTGGAAAACAGGTCCGGCAAGTACATCACCTATGGTTTTGCCAACGAATACCCCTACTACCTGCTGGACAACTATCGCAGGTCAAGCAAGCACAACGCTATTGTGAATGGTAAGGTCAATTACATCATGGGCGGTGGATGGCAGGCAGGGGACAACCTGACTGTCGAGCAAGAGGCCCGGCTCATCAAGTTCTTCGATGGACTTTCCAGCACGGAGGACCTGAACGACATCACGGAGAAATTGGTCTTGGACTTAGAGATTTTCAACGGGTTTGCCGTTGCGATTACTTGGTCCAAGTTGGGGACCATCGCTAAGATGGAACACGTTCCCTTCGAAAAGATTCGGGTTGACAAGGAGGAGAAGATGTTCCAAGTCGCTGACTGGTACAACGATGACATGATGCAACTCTTCCCCAAGGTCGGGGACATCGAGAAGATTCCAGCCTTTGACACCGAGAACCGCCTCGGAAAGCAGTTGTTCTACTATCGGGTCTACGCAGCAGGCGTGAAGCACTATCCTCTCCCCGAATACATCGGTGGCAACGCTTGGATTGAGGCAGACGTACAGGTCGCCAACTTCCACAACAACAACCTCCGCAACAACTTTTGGGGGGGATATCTAATAAACTTCAACAACGGCATCCCGACCCCCGAAGAGCAAGGCGACATTGAGCGTCAAATCAAACGCAAGTTTTCAGGAACCGACAACGCTGGTCGCTTTGTGGTAACCTTCAACGACGATGCAGCCAAGGCCCCGACACTTGAACCGCTCACTCCGAGCGACATGGATAAGCAGTTCGAAATCCTGAACAAGGCTATTCAGCAAGAGATATTCATCGCACACCGTGTAACCAACCCAATGCTTTTCGGGGTGAAGACCGAGGGCCAATTAGGTGGTCGCAACGAATTGGTCGAGGCTTACGAACTATTCAAGGCCACCTACGTCAACGACAGAGTGCGCAAAGTGGAGCGGATGATTAACTACCTCGGTTCGTTTAATGGCGTGGAAGGGATGGAACTGATACCTGTGGAACCCATCACGGAGCGACTAAGCGAACAAGCCCTCTTGCAGATTATGACCCAAGACGAATTGAGGGAAAAAGCAGGTCTGCAACCGCTTGAGAAACCTGCCGACGTGGTTGGACCTAATCCCCAACCCGACGAGCAACCGCAAGCCGTGGAAGCCTTGCAGAGCAATGACAACATCAAGAAGTTGTCAGGCCGTGAGTACCAAAACCTGATGCGAATCGTGCGTCAGTATATGCAAGAGAAAATCACGCTGGAGATGGCTCGGACCATGCTATCAGCAGGGTTCGGTCTATCATCCCAAGAAATTGACACGATGCTGGGCGTTCAGTCCCAAGAGTTCAGCGAGCCTCAATGGGGCCAAGAAGACGATGAGGACTACGGATGGGGCGACGAAGAGTTCAAGGTCTTGGAAGTGGTTGCAAGCAAGTTTGGAAGCCATGCCGACGACTACCACGTGATGCACTCAAAGCCGATGCGGTTTGATGCCAACATTGACGAAAACATCCGCTTGGCCTTTGCCGAATTAGGCGAAGAAGAGAAAGAACTTGACCTGAAGATTGAAGCATACCGCAAGAAGAACCGGGACGCCAGCGTTGAAGAAATGGCAAAGGAGTTCGGGGTCAGCAAGGCGAAGGTCGCCAAGCGAGTCGCTTACCTAATCACCAAGGACCGCTACCCAATCAGCAGAGCCGTGGACAAGATAGCCGAGCAGAACCTGCCCAAGAACGTGAAGGAAGTTGCCGAGCCTGTACTGGAGGTCCGCTATAAATACGCATGGGCGACAGGTTTCAGCAACAAGGACAAAGGCTCCAGCCGTGAGTTCTGCAAGGTCATGCTTGACTTGGCCGGGCAAGGCAAGGTTTACACGAGGGAGGACATCGACGGAATTAGTGCGATCATGGGCTATTCCGTATGGAATCGCAGAGGCGGTTGGTATCACACACCGAGCGGAGTGAATCGCCCACAATGCAGGCACGTTTGGGAGCAGCAACTCGTTATCCGCAAAGGCAATAAAATCAGCAAGGCATGAAGGCACTCTTTATAAGCGAAGAAACGCTCTTGGACAACTCGATAATCAACGAGAACGTATCCTACACCCAAATTCGGCCAACGGTTGTGAAGGTGCAGGAGATGCGGATTCAACCCATCGTTGGCTCTCCGTTGTATGGGGAATTAGTTACGCAGGTTGTCAGCGGTTCAACTACGGCCCTGAACCAAACCCTGCTGGAGGACTACATCCAGCCTGCAATGATTCAATGGCTCTACTACGAGTTGCCGATGGTCCTTGCATTCAAGTATATGAACAAGGGAATGGTCCGCAGAACAAGCGAGGAATCCTCCCAAATGAGCATGGAAGAAATCACACGGCTAACCGATAAGGTCAAGAACGATGCCGAGTGGTACTCCGAGCGAATTACCCGCTACCTCATGGAGAACCGCAATTCATACCCCTTGTGGAACTCGCCTCCATCTGCTTTGGATACGATCTACCCGAACGCAACCAACTACCGAACCGGGATGGTCCTTGACCGCAACAGGCGAATGGGAATCAGCAACCTTGACTACCCCTACCCCTACGGTCAATTCGGGGCGTGTAATGACTGCTAAGCATGGGAGCGCATAAAAAAAACATACTGAAACTACAAGCCTATGTCTTGGATCAAAATCAAGCAAGCCCTGCTGGACCTTGCCAACAACCATCCGCAAGTAAACTCGTTCGGGACGGGCGACCCTCTTGCAATCGGCACGGACAACACCATCAACCTACGAACCCCAAGCCGTGAGCGAATCGTCTATCCTTTGGTCTTTGCGGACGTTCAGTCGGCGACTACTGACGCTGGGACTTTGGACCTTGTGGTCGGTGTCTATTTTAGCGACAGGGTGGAGTCCATCAAGCCGATGGGCGGAGTGGTTTCGGGCAGCCCTACGCTGGGTTGGCAGGACAATGAGGACGAGGTCCTAAGCGACCAGTTGCAAATCGCACAGGACTTCATATCGTCGCTTACAAACGACCCAAGCGAGGACTGGACCCTTTCGTCAAGCGTATCGCTTACACGCTTTGTAGAGAGCAGGGACGACCGAACCGCAGGGTGGCAGGCGACGATGACCTTTGAGATTCCGTTCGGCCATTCAGTTTGTGAAATTCCAACTTAAAAGACATTTACAATTAAACGCTAAAAAATGCCTACACCCATATTGCAACAAATGCTCGGTCAGGGCGGTACGATGGAGTTTGTCGATGCTGCCGTGAGTGGCAAAAACTATGACTTCTTGGTAGTCAACACCGCTGCGACTTTTACAACCCTTACTGGAACTGGAAGCGAGAACCTACTAACCGCTTACGCTTTGAGTGGCAAATCCGTTTCCGCAGGCATCGTGATTTCAGGACGCAATGGCGGTAAGATTACGGCCGTTACTCCAAGCGCAGGTTCGGTCATCGGTTATACCTTCCTCTAATGCTCATCGGCTACGGCTACGGCTATCCAACCAATATGCTCCAAGGTGGCGTTGCTGCTGGAGTTTGGGCCTTGTTCAACGCAAGGGCTACGGCTGACGGTGCAACCGCTGCCGAGGCTGCCGTGGATGGATGCCTCTTCAATCACTTTGCAGTTATCTACAATTTCTAAGAATGCCGACACCATCGCTAATCCTTGTGCCTGCTCGCTTTAAGACAGGCAAACTCTACACACCCTTAGCAACAACTTCGGGCGGTGTGGTCTTGGGAGCATCGGGCGACTTCAATGTAACCCGTGCAACTACGGCAACAAGGGTCAACGCAAGCGGATTGATTGAGGTTGTCGCTTCGGGGATTCCGAGGTTGGACTATCCTCTTGGCGGTGGCTGCCCTGCTTTGCTCGTTGAGCCTGCTGGGACGAATTTAATCGTTCAAAGCCAAAACTGGCTTGCAAGTGGTTGGCGTTCGGATGCGACTGGGTTTACAATAACAATAACAGGTACTACTGGAACAGTGGACCCATTGGGAACAAACACGGCCAATGCAATCAGTCCGACAAGCGGAAGCGCAGTTCATTTAAAAGTTGGAAATGATGGTTCTCTAAGTTTTACAAGTGGGACTATTTACACGGAAAGCGCATTTTTTAAGCAAGGAACAGGTAATGCCGGAAGGTACGTTCAATTAACTTACCCAGCCGGAAGATTTACGCAAGAAGGCTATGCCAATTTTGACCTTCAACTTGGAACGGTTGCAGTTGTAAGTGGAACAACCGCAGACTCAAATAGGGCTGCAAGCATTGAAAATTATGGCAACGGATGGTATCGCTGCAGGCTTACGGCAACTTGCAATAACACAGGAACTGGTAATGGATTTACGGCTACTTTAATAACCGCAAGTGGTGATACTCGTGCGCCATCTTTTGCTGGAACCACAACGGATGTCCTTTACGGCTGGGGAGCGCAGACCGAAACAGGCTCCATCGCCACCTCCTACATCCCCACAACAACCGCAGCAGCAACACGCAACGCAGAAGTCATAAGCGTAACAGGCGCAGTCAGCGGATGCATCGGGCAGAGCGAAGGGACTATTTATTTGGACGCAACATACGACGCAGTAGGCTCTACTGCTACTGTTTGGTTTTCGGTCTTGGGTATATCAAACTCGATTGGATTAGCACTCGGTAGTCTTATTCGCTCAATAGTTAATGGGCAGAGCGATAATTTAGCAGGCTCACCACCAGACACATCGGGTATTAAAATCGCTTGGGCGTACAATGCATCAGGAGTTGTCTGCTTTATTAATGGCACTCAATACACATTGACAAATGGAGGCTCGCAGGTAATTACTCAATTAAACAGGGTTCTGATTGATATGAGTTCTCACGCTAATAGGCTTTACGACACTCGCATTCGGTCCTTGGCCCTCTACACCACTCGCTTAACCAACGCAGAACTCGCTGCCCTTACGACCCTCTAATGGCTACATTCCGAAAATACGAATTTGCAGTTTACGCTGACTTCCGAACCATTAACGACTCGGAGGTCGAGCCTCGCACCGTTGTTGAACTTGGACATATCAACCCTGCAAATCCAAAGGCTTGGTGCGTTGACATTCTATGGGAAGGCGACGAACCGAAGAACTGGACAAAAGACCAAACTTGGCCCGACCCCTGCGGTGTTCACTCCTTCCTCGGATGGGACGAGCAGTACACCGAGGACTACCACCAACACAAATCACTATGAGATTATTTCGCAAACGCAACCCCGAAACCCCAAAACTCCCTTTTATGAAATCAGCAGTCATCGCTTTACTCCGCCACCTGTTAACCTTCATCGGTGGAACCCTCGTCGCCAAAGGTATCATTGATGCAGCCACGCTCACCGAAATTATCGGTTCCGTATTGACCTTGTTGTCAGTAGGTTGGATGGCCTTGGATAAAACAAAGGGCGAGCCGAACAAGTAATGAACCTAATCGAAACCACCATCGTCGGGAGCGTTGCAG